CAGTACCTTTTCGGCCAGCTGGTCGATGTTCATCCGCACGCCGTATACCTCGTCAAGCAGGTACAGGGTGCGGCTCCGCCTGTCGAAGTGACAGCGCGCCACGGCGTCCGGGTCATTGGCAAAGCCAAAATCACCGCCGTTTAGAAAACGGTCAAAAGAGGATCGCTCCTCTTCGGTGATCTGCCGCAGCTGCACATTGTCAAACACCTGCCCGCCGGTACCGGTGACTTCACCCAGGTACATGTGCCGCCAGGCTCTTTCATTGCTCCGGCGCAGCGCCTCGGCGTCCGCGATGAAGTTCGCGCCCAGCCATTCCGCGGGCACTGTCAGGTAGGTGCTGTGATGCACCATGCGCCCCTGCCGGCCGGTCAGCGTCTCTGCGTTCACCCAGCTGCTGGAGGATTTCGGCGGATTATAACTCATCAAAGTAAAAGCGTGCCCTCCGCTTCCGCGCCGCACGCTTGCCTTGATGGTGTTGATTTCCTCCATGCCGGAAAACTCCGGCAGTTCCTCGAACCATAGATACTTGAAGTATCCAGATTTTAGCTTAATCGACTTGGTCTTGTTAGGATCATCTGTCCCACGAAACATGATCTTCTGGCCCGTAGGCTTGAGGATGATTTCCATCGGGCTGACGGTCGCTTTGAAATAGGCGCTGACGCCAAGCTTATCAATGGCCCACAGCAACTGGTTGAACACGCTGTCCCGCAGCGTACCGCCGATCTTGCGAAAGGCAATGGCGTTTGCTTCGCGGTCGCGCAGCATGCCTTGGATGATCTCAATGCTGACAAAGCTGCTCTTGGTACTTCCACGCCCGCCCTTCATCCACACCTCGTCGACCGTTTCAGCCTTTAGTGCGTGATGAACAGGGTAGAAGCCGGGAGCGATCAGGTCGCATAGCCTGATGTCAGCCATCTGGCCCACCTCCCGTCAGGGGGATATCGTCAATGATCTTGGGCAGGTCAACGCTGACGCTGACATTATCCGTAAACATGCCAAGGTGCTTGCCCAGCAGTTCAAGCGCCTTGAGCTTGTCCGCGAATTTAATTTCGCGCTCGGTGTAGTCATTCCCGCTTTTGACTTTCACGCTGGCAATGGCCGCGCGGTCATCCTCAGTGGCGTCATTGGCTATCGTCGCGTTCTCCATGTTCGCCAGCCTCGTAGGGTCAAGGAATCCGATGCGCGCGAGCTCGCGCAGCACCCTGTCCTGCGTGATGCCAGTGCGGGCCGACCTCGCGGCCAGCAGCTCGTCCACGCGCGCGCGTACCTTGTCATTAGTCATCAGGCGCGACGACATGGATGCCGCGTCTTTTGCTTTATATCCGGCTCGGATATAAGCCTGCGTAGCGTTCAGGTCGATCAGATATTCCTGGCAGAATATCTCGTGCCTGGCGTTGTTTAGTTTCGGCATCATGCAGCTCCTTTCTGAAAACTATATCGCGACCCCGCCCCTGTCAAAAATGCGATACTCCCCACATCCGGTAAGGAGGGCAACCGGACGCACCCGCAGTGATTGCAAATAAAAATAGCTGTGTCTCTTCACAGCTATTTCATGGTACCATTTTACTTGTCAAGTAGTGGCTTGTCAAGTGTTTTTTTGAATTTTATCAAACGGCTCTTCGCACGAGATCCTCCGGGTTCTGCGCCTTCAGCTCGCTCTTCAGCGCGGACTGGAGCAGGGCGGAGAAGTTTATCCCACGCCTTTCAGCTTCATTGCTTAACCAGGCGGGTACGGTGCAGTTCTTTTTCACCGTCCGCAGATCATTTTGCCTGCGGTAGGCGTCAAAATCCACATCGACCAGCGTAATCACATCGCCGTCCTGTTTGAGATGTTCTACTGCCTTCATGGCGGAGGCCTCGGGAAGGGCTTTGCCATCGTCCTGCATATCTATGCCGCAAAGGCCGATCACATCCCTTGCCATAAACATGGCGTCCGCCATATCCTTACCCTGTGTATTGACATCAAAATCCGGGACAGTGACCATAAACCACCCGTCTTCCATGGGTCTTAAAATAATCGGATACGCCTTTCTCATGATGTTCCCTCTCTTTCCCCGTTTTGTCTGATACAGCGCCGGGGATTATTTCAGCCCTAGACGCTTGATGATTACTTTTGCCAAAGTCTCTTTGATTTCCTTATGCCTTGGAAGCGCTTCCTGCTTCCCGTCCTTCTCCCATACCTCATGGTTCCCTCCTTGGCGTTTGAGCTTCCATCCGTTTTGTCTTAGCAGCTTCTCTAAGTCCGCTTTCTTCACCCTTCCGCTCCTCCGCTCTTTCTGGTTATATTATACGTATTAAATGCGTATTTGTCAAGAGGATTCAGGATGTTTTTTCATGATTTTTGAAAACTCCACCAATGCCCATCCGTGCAGGCGGAAAAGCCAACGCCTGCCTACCCGCATCTGATCGGCAACTTGCCCCCAGCTTAGCCCGTCGATATAGTACCGCCACAGCACCTCTCGGAATGATTCCTGCGGTATCTGCCGGATCATTTCTTCCGCCTGCCTTTTGCGGTCGACAAAAATGTCGGTCGCAATGTTTGCGTCATCCATCAAGCGATGCTCTATTTCGAGTTTTCGTTCCAGATCGATCATTTTGCAGACGTTTTCCTCCACACGGCTGCGCTGACCAGTGCCGCTGATGCGCTCAGCCTCTTTGCTTCCGGTGCCGTAAGTCGCCTTTTCACGGTACATTTCAAGCCTGCGAATGGCGGAGTTAGCGTTATCGTTAGCAACCCGTACGCTCCTTAAAAACTCTTTCGCGGTCATTGCGTGTCCTCCAGCTGCTCCACTCGGATATAGATGCCGGGGATATCGGCCCAGAACTTCTCGATGATCTCCTGCGCCACCTGGGCATCATCCTGCCAGAATCCAAGCGCGGTCATGCAGTCTTTCAGGAGCTTTTCTTATGGAAAGCTGGATACTGCCATTGCAAATCTAAGAAAACTGACAAGCAAATGCTTCGAAATCGCCATTGAAGGGAATCAGACGATCGTATCAACTCTCTCCCGCTTCATCGGTCAGGCGGAACACCTTTATATAGAGGCAATCAACATTGAATATGAGTACTATGTCAAGCAGGAACGCGCTCGTGAAGAACAGCGTGCTATCCGCGAACAGATGAGACAGGAGGCAGAGGAACGCAGGTTGCTGGAGCAGCAGCGCCGTCAGGTTGAAAGCGAAGAGAAGAAATATCATAACGAGATCGCCCGCTTGCAGGATCAGATGACGGCCTCTGTAGAGGATGAAGCCATTGCTGCCCTGAAGCATAGAATTGCAGAAGTCGAAGCTCTTCTCGCTCAGGTGGCTACGAAGAAGGAAGAAATCATTACTTTGCAAAACGGCAAGGCTGGCACCGTCTATGTCATCAGCAATCTTGGTGCCTTTGGCGAGAAAATGTTTAAGATCGGCATGACCCGCCGCATTGAGCCCATGGATCGTGTACGCGAGCTTGGAGATGCAAGCGTTCCATTTCCGTTTGATGTTCATAGCCTGATTTTCTCTGAGGACGCCGTGTCTTTGGAAGCACAGCTTCACAGGGAGCTTGCAAGGCAGAGGGTCAATAAGGTAAACCTTCGCAAGGAGTTTTTCTCTGTGGGCATCGATGAGCTTGAGAGCCTCGTTCTCCATATTGATCCCACCGCCGCGTTTGAACGCACCATGATAGCCGAGCAGTACCACCAAAGTCTGTCCATCGACATGCCGCCTGATGAAACGATCGCCGATGCGATATCTGACGAGTCAGAAGAGGATGAGATAGCATAGAAATAATTTGACCCTGGTTCAGTCCGGCCACGCCGTGGCCAGAGCCTACCCGCCGAATGTGAAGTATCAGGAGTGGCTGGAGGAAGGATCGCGTTAACATGCAGTCCACAAACTGTGGCGTGCCACTAATTGGCTACAACATGTAGCGGTTGATAGACATCAAATACAGTGCTATCATATGATAGTGCTGTAAAGGAGGGCTTAGTTGAGTGGCCATCAGTATGCAAAGAACGTAGATGAATTGTTAATACGCTTGACGAAGGCTATTCAGGATGGCAGGTTCTGGGTACTTTGCACAAGGGAAGAGAACCAAAAGACCATAGATGATCTTCAGTACACCATCGAAGATGTAAACATGGAGTTCATGTCTTTGAAACGACAGCACTGTGATAGCGGACCAGATCCAGATGATAACGGTACACGAGGCATGTTTTGGAAGTTTCATAAGATCATTCATGGGAAGAGTGTGTACATGAAAGTGATGGAATCTCAATACGGTAAGTTCTACGTTGGATTCAGCTTTCACGAGGATTAAAAGGAGAATTTGTTTTGAAGACAGAAGTTAGAGCTTATTGCCCTGAGTGCAATGATCTTGTCAGATTAAACATCGGCGAAAGAATGGAGACAAGGGAATTTCATGGGGAAACTATTACCTTTTTAGCCAAATATGCCGAGTGTCCAACCTGCCATCAAGAGTTTTTGATTCCCGAAACGCATGATGTCAACCTGGCTTATCTGCAAAATGAATATCGGCACAGGCGGAGGTATCTTTCTCCGGATGAGATCGTGGCAGTTCGCAAAAAATACGGCCTTTCAGCCAGGTCTTTCGCAAGGATTTTAGGGCTTGGAGATATCAGCATTACACGGTATGAAAAGGGGGCCATACCGGATGAAGCGCAGCACAATCTAATTATGCTTGCGAATAATCCAGAGAATTTTTCCGCTCTCTTTGAACGAAATCGGGAAAGACTTTCAGAAGAAGAACAACAGCGAGTTTCAAGCATTCTACA